CACAGAAGAAATCAAAAATGCGTGCACAAGGTGATTATTCTTTCATTAAAAAAGGATTGTTCAGAAAAGTGGTAGATAAAAACAATGTTCCTTTTATCCATAGTTATACAAATAAAAATGGAGAACTTGTAGAATACTATGTATACAAAGCTATCAATGCTTGGGGAGATTCATATAGAGCTAATGAGTTCTATGATGTTGATAAACAATCTGCAATTGATAATGGATTCATTAAAGTTAATGATGTAGATAATTTAGATATCATTGATTTGTTTAAAGGAACACGTAAAAAAACTGTAACTGATAAAGCTTTTAAACAAGGAGTGGTGAAGAGTGAAAAGGTAGAAAAGACTTCTATTAAAGATGTACAAGAGTTTGATAATAGTTATGAGTATGATTTTGAACCTGCATCTTATGATGAAAGTGGATATGATCCATATGCTGCATACGATGTTATAAACACTGAAGAAGTGAGTAATAAAAATAATCCTCCAGGTTTACCTGAAATAGATAAAACAAATAAAACCTGTAAAAAATAAAAATATGCCTTGTAAAATTGAAATAAAACAAAACATTACAAACGTTATTGAAGAGAAGACTAACTTAGCAATGGGTAAATCATTTTCAGATGCGAGAGAGATTGCAAAATCTGTCAATAATGAATTTGGTTTTAAAGTGGTTTCATTTGTTCAAAATGATGTTGATTATATTGATAGAATAATTGATGTTCCTTCAGAACTAATTGATCTTTATTATAATCATGAATTAGAAATTGATGAACGTCAAGATAGAGAGTATCAAGATATATTAGATCAAGAACAAGAAGGTGAACAATTAACATTATTTCAAAAAGCAGAAATGCCTGTATCTAAAGCATCAAAAGAAACACTTGATAAATTAAAACAAGTGGCTTCTAATATGGGAGTTAAAATGCAAGCTCTTTCTGATTATCTAAAAGGTAATCCTGATGTAAAAGCTACAGATATTAATGCACTTGTTGATCTTTTACAAGGAATAATAGCTATTGCTGAAGGTAAAGAAGATGTTGCCCTTACAGAAGAGATTGTTCACGTTGCTACAGCAATGATTGAACAAGTAGATCCAAAGATTATCACAGAGATGATATCTAAGATAACTAGATTTAAGATATATCAACAAACCTTAGATGCATATAAGACTGATCCTAACTATCAACTTCCTAATGGTAAACCAGACATTAGAAAGATAAAAAAAGAAGCTGTAGATAAACTTATAGCTGAACTTATTATTAAGCAATCAGAAGGCTCTACAGAGTTTCCAGAACTATTAGATGAAACTGATAGATCTATAGTTAGAAACTTTTGGAATACTATTCTAGATTGGTTTAGAGGAATGTACAAAGCATCTAATATTAATATATTTGAACAAGCTGCATCTAAAATTGCTGCTGGAGATATAGGAATGTCATATGCTCGTAAGCAAGAAGGACTTGATTATATATTTGAACAAAATCCTGAACTAGCAAACATAGGAACACAGGAACAATACTCTATGTATATAGATAGAATATTCCCTAATAGTGAAGTGAAGCAAATTGTTTATCATGGGACAGGTTCTGCTACTAAATTAGAATCATTAACTCCTAGAGATGGAAGAGTATATTTCAGTGATGATTTAACTGCTTCTAGATATGCTGATTGGGATGCTACTAATAGATTGTTAAATGCTCCTGAAGAAGAAGCTAATCCACAATTAGTTGCTGCTGTTATTAACTTACAGAACCCTGTTGTTCTAGATGGTGTAGACTACACAGAAACAGAAAGTAACAAGGAAGGTGATGGTATTATAGGATTAAACATTAAAGATCCATTAGGAGGTCTAGAAACGCAATATGTTGCTAGAGATGCTTCACAAATACATGTGTTAGGTAGTGCACAAGATGTGGTTAATTTCAAAGAGTTTATGAAAACAGCTCCAGCTATATTTAAAGGTGAAGGAGTTTATTTTCAAAAGTTATCTCCTGCACAAATAGAAATACAGAAAAGAATACAGAATACAAAAGATAGTATTGAAAAAAGAGAAGAACCTACATCTGTAAAAGCTGATCCATTATTAATGGATACAGAAGAAGCTTCTAACTATTATGTATTTAAAAATCCAGATGGTACAGAAGAAAGACTTGTAAAAAGGGTTACAGATAGAGTGAAAGCTTGGTATAAACAAAGATTTGGAGATAGAACTTTTTCTGAGTCTGAGAAAGAATTTAATGAGTTTAAAAGAACTCTTGGTGTCAAGTATCACCATTTCTTTGAAGAGATTCATGGAAGATATTTTAACTCTGATGGAACTAGAAAAATAAAGATAGATTCACGTCCTAGAATAATTAATTCTGTAGATGAAGAAGTTTATGATAAACTAGAGCAATACTATGTAGATTTAATTGCTAAGTTTTCTCAAAAAGGTAAAAACCCATTAGTCTTCTCTGAGGTAATATTATATGATGCTAAAGAAAGAGAAGCAGGAACTATTGACCTTTTGATTGTAGAAGAGAATGGTAAAGCAAATATACTTGACTGGAAGTTCATGAGTGTATCTGCTAATGCAAATGATGTTCCTTGGTACAAACAAGGAGCTTATAATATTCAGCTTGGTCGATATAAAGATATGTTGATGGATGCATATGGTGTTAAAGAGTTTGGAATGAATAGAGCTATTCCTATTCTAATGGAATTTAGAAAAAAGAATACAACAAAGAAAGGTGACCTTGGACTTACACTTTCTGGTATAGCTATTGGAACAATAGATTCTAATAAGATTGAAGATATGAGATTGGTTCCTGTATCTGAAGAAAGTGAATCTACAGGCAATGAAGATCTTGATAACTTACTATCAGAATTGAACTCAATATACAAACAAATCTCAAAAAGTAAAGCTACATCAGATGAAGAACGTGAATATAAAAATGAACGTTTGAATGTACTTAAAGAAGCAATTAGAGCTGCACACGCTTCACAAAACATCACACCTTTAATTAATGTAATTAAGGTGATGAGAAAAGAAGGACAGGATATTATAAATGATTGGGAAACAATTTATGATAAGAAAGCTGCATCTAGTGATGACTTTGATAATCCAGAGCTTTCTGATTATGCAGATAACATTAGAGAGTATATTGCAATTGCAAATGTTTTTGTAAATGTAGATAAACTTATTGGTGATCTTATTTGGAATAAAGATATGGAAGCTAGTGCTAAAACTTCTGGTGCTAAGAAAAATCTAGAATATAGAAAGAGAGTGTTAGCTGATATTAATCAAGAAACTAAAGAAATTTTTGAATCAGTAAGTAAAGTGAAAAAGATTGCTGGGTCATTTGCAAACAAGTTTATGGGAGAAAGAAATCTTGTTACAGGACTTCTTAAAACTGATGCTATATGGAAAGGATTAGGTTCTTTCTTTAGAGGTGCAGCAGAAGCTCCATTAGCTTCAGTTAAGATATTATATAAACTTGTAAATAATGCTAAGGGAAGAGCTTCTGCAGATGCCCTTGGTGAAATTAATGAGTTATTAGATATTAGAAAAAAACTTGCAGAAAGAGGTGGTGATCTTAGAAAACTTGTACAACAGATATATCAAAAAGATGATAAAGGTAAACTAGTTAATAAACTAATTTATAAATATCAGAAAGCTTTTTATGATGAGGTTGATAATAATGCTGCTGAAGGTAACCAAGATAAGAACTGGTTAATGCAAAATATAGATATTGAAGCTTACAAAAAAGAAGCATTGACTAAAATGAATGCTGCAATTGATAGAATTGCAAAGACACACGAAGATAATCCTGATATGATGGATAAATTAATTGAACAAGAAAGAAACAAATGGAATATAGCTAATAGAGATTTTAATGGTTGGAATAACTATATAATTAAAAGACATCCAAAAGATAAATGGTTGTCAGAAGAATATAAAGAATTACAAAAAGATTCTGATTTATTTGAGCTATATAATTTTATAAATAAAATTAACAGCAAAGCAAATGATGCTGGATATATACAAAACAAATTGTATTCTACATTCTTGCCATTTGTAAGAAAGAGTATGGCAGAAAGTCTTGCATGGGATTTTAGTCTTTCATCTATTATGAAAATGGGAGATGATCTATCTGTTAGAGCTAGTGATGTTGGATATGGATCTGTAAATGAACTTACAGGAGAACTTGAACATAGTATTCCTAAATATTATACACAAGACTTTACACAAATTGAAGATGGTATAAATGATTATAGTGATGTAAGTGAGGATCTTTTCAAAAATATGATATTGTATATTAACCATATGGAGAAATATAAATATCTATCTGAGGTGGAAGGACAAATTCAATTAGTAAAAACAGTTGAGTCATTCAAAAATCACTTAAATACAAGTCTTACAGGAGATATCATTTATGTAAATGGTAAACCACAAGAAGAAAAAGGTAATGATGATAATGAAAAAATCTTTGATAACTTCTTACGTTCTTTATTATATGAACAAAAATATCCATTATCAGATTATGATACAGCTTTAAATGTTTCTCCAAAAAATGCTGTTAAGAAAGCTATTAATAAAGTTGCAGGTAGAGAAGTTTATACAATAGATGAAAATCCAAGTGCTATATCATTAGTTAAATCAATGGATGCTTTGAATAGAGGATTTCAATTAAAAACATTAGGATTTGAATTTATATCTGGAGCAGTCAACTTGTTTGGTGCTAACATACAGTTGGCTACACAAGCTGGTAACTATTTCAAAGGTAGAGAGATTGCTTCTAATGAAGGAAAACTTATAGGAAATAGTTTTAAAAATGATGATGAAAGAGAAATGTTTATTCAACTTATTGATGTATTCATGCCTCTTAAAGATGATCCATCATATGAGAAAATGAAAGCATCTGGAATGTCTACATTAACAAGACAAAACTTTTCTGATATGTTAATGTATTTTATGAGAGCTCCTGAACATCATGTTGAGAAATCTGTATTTCTTACACTTCTTGATAACTCAATGATGGTAGATGGAAGAATTGTAAACATTAGAGAGTTTGTAAAAAATAAATATAAAGAAAGATATGCTTCTGCACAAGATTATAGATCTCAGTCTAAAGCTATAGAAACTGAGATTGAAGAATTAAAGAAAACAAAATCTATTACAAATACAAAACAACTTGTAGATGGTAAACTTGTAGTTCCAGGACTAAATCTAAAAAACTTTAAAGAAGTAGAAAGACTTAAAAACTTAACTAGATATATCTCTAGACAAGCTACAGGAGGAATGTCTGATTCTGATCTTAATAGAGCAGGGATGAGTATTTGGAGCAAGAGTATGATGGTATTTAAAGGATGGATTCCTAAACTTGTTGATACACGTTTTGGAGAGTTCAGAAAGGTTGGAGATGACTTCTCTGTAATCATAGATGATAATGGTTTGACTACTGGAGAGAAATATGATATAGGACGTGTTAGATTATTTGCTTCTTTCTTATCATTTAATATAATCAAAACAATAAGTAATATAAATGATATCATTCAAGTGAATGAAAATGGTGTATTGCAACTTGATGCTATGTATGAGAAGTTTGCTGAAGACTATAAAAAAAGAACTGGAGAAGACCTAAACATGTCTAAAGAAGATTTTATGGATCTAATAAGAACAAATCTTCGTAACCAGGTAAAAGAACTTACAATACTTCTTGCTATGGTTGGGTTAATGTTATCATTAGGATTTATGGCTCCTGATGATGATGAAGATAAAGCTACTAAAAACTTTTTTAGATATTCTCAAAAGGTTATGGATAAGTTTGTTGGAGAGCTTTCATTCTTTTATAACCCTGTAGAGTTTCAAAAAATGCTTAGTGGCAGTACATTTCCAGCATTAGGTCTATTTTCAGATATTGAAAAGTTTATTACACATTTTACAATGGAAGTTACAGGAATGGATCTTTCTGAAAGAGATAGAACATATGAAGAAGTTAGAGCAAAAGCACAACCAGTTAAATATGCTGCTAAGATGCTTCCAATAACTAAATCATTAATAACATATCTATCTATATTTAGTGAGGACTTTGCTAAAGAATTTGATATAACAATACAAAACAAGAGTAATAGATAAGAACGCTATATTATATCAGATATTTAATACACACCCTTTCATAATACATAATTAAGATTTATATTTGCTATATAAAATTTATATATTTTAACTCAGCTATATGTTATAGTAACCCCCACACTGCCCTTATGGAAAACGCATTTGAAAAACAAGTAGAAAAAGAACTGAAAAGCATGGATCAACGTTTATACGATCTAGAGGAAAAAATGACTTCCATAGATACCAAACTAACGCAAGTTGTAGACGCAATATTAGGTAATGCATTAACAAAGACAGGGGGATTTGTTGCTGATTTAACAGAACTTAAAGGCAAAATAAAAGACTTAGAAGATAAAATACAGAAACAAGAAGAGTTTAAGAAACGCTTCACATGGACTGTAGGATTAATAATAGCAATTGGTGCTATATTACAATATTTATCTACGCTGTATAAAAACATTAAAGCATGAGTACAAGAGAAAAGATAGATTTTTATTTAAACAAATGGGTGAGTAGAAAACTTACTGTATTTGTTGTAGGTTCTGTTGGTCTATTTCTTGGAAACTTAACATCATCTGATTGGGTGATCATTGCAACAGCATATATAACTATAGAAGGAATAACAACTATTGTAGAAAAATTAATGAAAGCTAAAGGAGGTATATTATGATCTTAGAATTAAAGAGAAAGATATTTACAGATGATTCCACAATAGGAGAACTTTCCATTGATGGAAAATTTGTTTGTTACACACTAGAGGATAAAGTGAGAGAGAGTAAGATAAAAAATGTTACAGCTATTCCTTATGGGAAATATGAGGTGGCAGTTACATTCTCTAATCGCTTTCAACAATATATGCCTTTATTACTTAATGTTCCTGGATTTGAAGGAATCAGAATACATTCTGGTAATACATCTTCTAATACAGAAGGATGCATTCTTGTAGGTGGTACTAGATCATTAAACTTCATTGGTAAATCTAGAGTGACATATAAAGCTTTATTTGATAAGATAAAAGCTGCAAGAAAGACAGAGAAGATCTTTATAAATATTACTGAGTAATGATACAGTATTTAAAAGATCAGTACTTAGCGGTGATCATTATTGTTATATGGATATTCTTTACATTACATAATCAAAATAAGAATGATATTCTAATAGCACAAACAAGAATATTAGAGAGTAAAATACTTATTCTTGAACAAAAAGATCATGAGTCTAGTAAGATAATAGATAGCTTATCTAAAGTGGATACAGTGATCGTTAATAGAATTAAAATAATCAAACAAAAAGAATATGTACAAATTAGAATTATTGATAGTTTGCCTGTTAGTGGGCTTCAGAGGTACTTCACAGATAGATACAAAGAAAAATGATTCTGTTGTCACCCTTAGTGAAACTATTTCTAGGAAGGTTGTTTCTGATCTTGTACGTTATGATTTTGCTAAGAATGTTCTCAAAGAGCAAGAGATAAGAATCAAAAACTATCAGAGAAAAGAAGTTGAATTCAATAACAAACTAGATATAAAAGATTCAATCATATTTCATCAGAAAAGTTTAATAGGTATACAAAAAGATATAATTAAAACTAAACATCCATTAGAAATACATGGATATGCTGGTGTACAATCTATAAAGCTACAACAAATACTTCCTTCATTATATGGAAATATAATGTTTGAATATAAGAACTGGTCAACAGGAGTTAATTACACAATACAAACACATCTACCTCCTACATGGGGAATAGTAATAGAACATAAAGTTTTTTAATAATGGCAAAAGCAACCAACACATCAGAGAAAAGAGTAAAGATTAAAATTAGCAGACCAGGTGTACATGCTAAATCTAGTACATCTAAACTTAAATCTTCTAAGAATTACAAAAAAAGATACAACGCACAAGGATAATGGAAATAATCTTTCAAGGTCAAATAGCAACTAATGGTTCAACAATAATAAAGTCTACAACAGATACACTTGTTGTAAACACTATTATTATAAACAACTTAGCAAGTGATTATCATGTTATTCTATATAAACATATAGGTATACCAGAAGCACAAGTTGTTCCTATATATAGATTTGATCTTAGCGCTGGTGATTCTGTAAGAGATAATGAATCATATACATTATACCCAGGAAACTATCTTCAAATAACAACTAATGTTCCAGGTGGAACATATTATGTTAGTGCTACACAAACTCAATGATACAGGTATTAGATAAATATGGTAATACATCAACTGATGATGGAAGAGTTATTATTATCGATAAGTTTGGTCAGATAAAGAAACTTGGTGGTGGAGGTGGAAGTCCTACAGGACCTGCTGGTGGTGATTTATCTGGAACCTATCCCAATCCTTCTGTTACATGGAGCAATGGTACTATTGTATATAATGGATTGTATTATCCTTTACCTACAGGTACAATATCTCAATATATAGATGGTACAGGGGCATTTCAAACTTTTCCAACTATTCCTACTGTAGGAACTTGGGCAGCATTAAATTATCCTACATGGGTATCTAATACACCATTTGTTAAAATGACTGCTGCTGGAACATTTACATTAGATAATAATATATATTTAACATCTATAGGTACAGGAGTTACAAATGAACTTACATATTGGAGTGGAACAAATTCAATAGGCTCATTATCAACTACAATATATCCTTCATTAACTGAATTAAGTTATCTTAAAGGAGTTACTAGTTCTATTCAAAATCAGCTAAATGATAAAAAAAGAACAGAAGTATTTAACAATAGAAGTGCTTGGACTTTTCCAGCTAATGTATCTCCAAACCCATTTGTTTTGGTTGGCTCTACAAATTATGAATTATCTGTTGCAAATGTAAATTCAGGAACTAGTGTTGCTTTAACTGCATTAGGAATAATAACATTAATGCCAATTGGGATTGCTCCGTATAATTGTAAAATTAAATCTTTTGTTATTGAGTCAAGGGTTAATAATGGTAGTTATTTTTCAAATCCATTAAGAATTGTGATTGGTTCTAACCTAGTTCCTCAAAACCAAACAGCTAATATAGTTGTAACTAATATACAAGTTTGTGAAGATTTTCAAGTTTTAACAACTGCATTAAACCCTGGGGGTGTATTATATAATTTTAAAGATACTACAGGAGGAGTTACAATACCTAAAGGACACGGGATAATACCTCTTATTGCATTTCAAAGAGTATGGGGTGGAGGTAATTTAGGAGGGGCTTTTACAATACAAATAGAAATTGAAGAAGTATAATATGAAAGCAAGAATATTAGAAACAGGCAGATGTATTTTATATACACAAGAAGTTTTAGATTTTAAAGGAAGTGAAACTTTGGATTGGAATTTAACAGATGTTTTACCAAGTTATGATTTATTAGTTCCTATTTGGAATGGTACAGAATGGATTGAAGGAATAACTGAACAAGAAGTACAATTTAGAAAACAGCAAAGAATTGAAGAATTAAACAAACTTCAATATGATGAACTTTATATTACAGATTGGTATATTATAAGAAAATTAGATACAGGTATAGAAATACCTATTGAAATAATGAGCCAACGTAATAAAATTAGAATTAAGTATAATGAATTACGAAATGAATTATAAACAATTTTAATTATAAAAATATACATTTATAATTAGTTTAATTATAACAATTTAAAAATCAGTTATTGTATATAAAATAAAACTTATATCTTTGACACTTACAACATTAATCATGGCAACATTTATTAAAGCAGGATTTTGGGAACAATTATGTAAGCCTTGTACAGGATATAAGGGTTGGCTCAATTTAGATAAACTTATTAAAGATATTGCTGGTCCAGGTGTTCCTGGTCCAATAGGTCCTGAAGGTCCACAAGGAGTTCAGGGTGAACAAGGTATAGAAGGAGACCAAGGAATTCAAGGAATCCAAGGTGAACAAGGTGTAACTGGAGATCAGGGACCTCAAGGAACTGCAGGTAACTCTGTAACTATATTAGGAAGCTACGCAGATTATGCAGCTTTCTTAGCTGGTGCAGGAAGTCTTCCTGGTGATAATGTTGGTGATGCTTGGATTCTTTTATCTGATGGATCATTAATGAGTTGGAATGGTACAGCTTGGTTTGATGCTGGTGATATAAAAGGACCACAAGGTGATCAAGGCGTACAAGGAGTACAGGGAGTACAGGGTGAACAAGGTATTCAAGGAAATGATGGACCACAAGGAGTTCAAGGAGTTCAAGGGATACAAGGTCCTGCAGGATTACCAGGTTTATTTGCTCAAACTGCTGATGGAGGTCCTGTAACTGCTACAACAGTAGAAACAATAATAATAGGAACAGGTGTAGGTACATTAACTGTTCCTGCTAATGGATTTCAAATAGGTGATTCTTTTACTTGTGCATTAGATGGTTTAATTTCTTGTGTTGGAACAGCTACACTTCATATTCGTGTTAAAACTTTAACAGGAGTCATCCTTGCTGATACAGGAGTAATTGCTATGGATGCAGCAACTTCAAAATCATGGTTAATAAATTTATATTTTACAATAAGAAACATTGGTGGAACAACAGTGGCATCAATTTCATCAGGTGGATTATTTTCTTACATTAAAAATTCAGGAATAAACTTTGAAGGATATGTATTAAGTAACGTTAACAATACAACATTTGACACAACTGTTAATAACACGCTTTTAATTACAGCACAGTGGGATACAACTAATGTAGGTAACTCAATTCTTTCAAGAAACTTTACATTAACAAAAATTTATTAATAAAATAAAATATATATAAAATGGCTATACCATCAAGACAAATAGGCTGGGGAACAGAAGATAATCTCTTATGGCAAATCTCTAAGCAATTAGAGAGACTAACATGCGTAACAGCTGGTGGCTGTGGTGCTATTACCACTACCACCACTACAACCATTTTACCTTCTTATAAAGTATATACAGCTATATTAAGTCAAGATATAGAGGGTGTAGTTACTGTTCAATCTGAATTTGAAAATACGCTAGGTAATGTTAATTTTAGTAGTAGTCCATATTTAGGTAGTATAGTTATAGAACTTTTAGATATTATAGTTGATGGTTATGGATTGATAGGTTTTTGTTATTCTGCTGGAGATGGTGAAGATATATATGTTCCATGGTTGGTAAGAAATGCTGGAACTGCAATATATTTAACTTGTCCAGAAGTTATTAGTGCAGAACAAGTAAATATTAGAGTGGATATAAAAGTTTATAACTATACAGTTTTATAATATTATGGCAATACCTTCTCGACAAATTGGATGGAGCACTAAAGCTAACTTACTATGGCAGATATCTAAGCAATTAGAACGTCTGACATGTGTAACTGCTGGTGGATGTGGTCAAACTACTAATTATAATGTAGCAGGATGTGAGAGAATGGAATACCATGTTATTTCTTACACTGGTACAGGTGTATTACCTGAAGGTACTATTGTTAATAGTGATACTGAATGTTGGTTTATAATTGATCAAACAACTAACCCAGCAGATGTTGGAACTATTACATATGTATGGCCCACTCTTAATGAGTGTCAACCTTGCATAGATTCTCATACAACTACTACTACAACTACAGCTATACCATTAGTTTTAGTTGAAACAAAGTTTTATTCTAATTGTTGTGTTTTTGATCCATTATGTGAATTTATTTCTGTTGGAGTATATGCAGAAGAAACATGTATTGATAGTATTACTATTGGATGTCATATATATAGCAATATAGAAGGAACAATTAATACACCCCAAGGATATTATGCTAATGGTTTTGGTGTAGGATGGATCTATGTTGATGCCAATGGATTAGTATTAAATATGGATATATGTCCACAACCATAAATTTTTTAAAAAATAAATAATGGCAATACCAAGCAGACAAATAGGTGGAAGTACAAGAACAAATCTTCTTTGGCAGATCTCTAAACAGTTAGAACAACTAATCTGTGTTAGAGCTGGTGGATGTCCTACTACAACCACTACTACTAGCACTATATCACCTGATACTATAGTTAATAGTACAAATAAATTTGTTAATTGTCCTGCAATATGTCCTCAAGCATGTCCAAACCCACAAGTTTATTTTGACGTATGGATGACATATAATTGTGCACTTTTCTTTCCAGAAATAGGATGTGCAATATGGTTAGATGAAGCAGCAACAATACCATTTCCTGATGGAAGTTATAATAAGGGTTATGGAGTTTGCTTAACAATAACAGGTGGAATAATAACTGCTGATCAATAAATAAAACCAAAATTAAAACCAACTACATCATGAAAGAATTAAAATTTTTACAAGCTTGTCCAAGCGATATTTATTACACATGGCAAGTGAATCTTTGGTTAGAGAGTCTAAAAGAAATAGGACATTCTGATAAAGCTATATCAGTTATCTTTACACCTAAAGGAAGAGAGAACAGAGATAAATGGAAACAGATAGAAGATCTATATCCAGAAGCAGAGTTTCATTACTATACAGATGAAGATAATCTAAATCAGTTATTAGGAATATACATTCCTGTACTAAGACCATATGTTCTTTGGAAACATTTTAAAAAACATCCAGAGTTAAAAGAGAAAGCTATCTTCTATTGTGACTCTGATATTCTATTCATGAAAGATTTTAACTTGGATAAGTTCTTAGAGGATGACATTAACTACTTATCAGATACAAATAGTTATATAAATGCTAGTTATTTTGATAGTAAGATACACCAGGTGATTCCAGAAAAGCTAGAAGAATACAAGAGCAGAGATGTTCTTGGAGAACTTGCTAGTATTATAGGAATAAGCAGAGAAATCTGTGAAGTTAATAATGATCATTCAGGAGGAGCACAATATCTATTAAAGAACATAGATGGTGATTTCTGGAGCAAGGTGATGAATGATTGTATCCTTATAAGAACATATTTACAAAAGATAAATAGAGAGTTCTTTAAAGATGAGAATTCTGGATACCAAAGTTGGTGTGCAGATATGTGGGCTGTTCTTTGGAACATATGGTTGAGAGACCAAGAGACTAAAGTGGTATCTGAATTAGCATTTGCATGGGCTACAGATCCTATTATCAAATTGGATACACACACAATCTTTCATAATGCAGGAATAGTTTCTGAGACAGGAAATGGTTACCCAGCTTTCTATAAAGGAAAATATCACATGGGAACAGATCCTACAAAAGATCCTAACCTAGATGCTATTCTTAATGATGAACAATCAAAAAAATATTGCACATGGTTCTATGCAACTAAACTTAATGAACTAAAACAAAAATATAAACTTAATTATTAAATAAAATGGATAAACGTGACTTAAAAGCGTATTCTCGCTTTGATGGAACTGGTAGAATTGTACCAGGAAGCACAGTGCTTAGACGTACTAAACCTAAGAATGGTAATTGGAAAGAAGTACAGGCATATGAATGCTGTAACCCTGGTGGTGGAACTTTTACAACAGAAGTTGTATTTAGTGCAACTCCAGGAGGAATTAGTCCAGGAGATGGATTTTTAGTAAGATGCGATAGTAATAATGTTGTGCAATATTATATTGAGTATCCTTTTGGAATAGACACTACACAAGAAGTTGTAGATTATTTAAATTCCATATTTGTTGGAGTAGCAACATTTAGTGTTGTAAATGAAACTACAATATCTGTATCGTTTTCTCAATTGATTGCAGATGCTTTATGTCCTTCTGGAACATTAGAAATTGTACCAACTTACCCTGCTTAATCTCTTAAAACAATAAATAAAATGGTAATAAATAACAGACCTTTAAAGGCTTTTGTCAGATTCGATGGATCTGGCAGAATAGTTGCAGGAAGCTTAGTCCTTAGAAAAAATAAGCCAAAGGTTGGTAAATGGCGTGAAATTCTAGCATATGAATGCTGTAATTACATTCCTACTACCACTACAACTACAACTGTAGCACCAACCACTACAACAACAACTACCCCTCTTTTATAATCATGGCTAGAAGTAACAACAATAATAAGCTTAAAGCTTTTGTACGTTTTGATGGTTCAGGACGTGTAGTATCAAGCAGTTTAATTGTACAAGCATTTAAACCAAAGGTAGGAAATTGGAAAGAAATAGATGCAAAAGAGTGTTGTAATTATACAACTACAACAACTACCACAGCTATACCATTAGTTGCTATACCAAGTGCTCTTATACTTGTCATACCATGTGATGGAGGTGGTCCAACAATAGATTTAACTTTGTATTTAGAACAAGGTTGTATTGATTTATTAGCTCCTGGATGTCATGTGTATACAGATGCAGCAGGAACAATCACTCCTACTGAAGGATATTATGTATGTTGGATTAGAGGTTCTAATTATTTTTATATTGGACCTGATGGAATAGTGATTAACGTAGATGTTTGTCCACAACCTTAATTAATAAAAACCTAAATAACATGGCACTAAAATCCCTATTTCCAGATGAAATGATGGAATCGAAAGGAAGTTCTAGCTTAACGTTAGAAAGCATAGCTGGTAAGCTTACTTACTTTCATTTACAAGCACATCTTCTTCATTGGCAAACCTTTGGAGGATTTGAACACACTGCTTTAGGAGAAATGTATGAACTTTTATTCTCTTTAAAAGATGAAATAGTAGAGAAAATAATGGGATATCAAGGCAAAAGAATTAAATCTTTTAAAATAGATCCTATAAAAGATTACTCTGCAGGAGCATCTACTGTATTAGCATCTCAAGTAATTGAATTTGCTAAACAACTTGAAGAATATGGAGAGTCATCAAATATGCCTGATATAGAAAACATCAGTCAATCTTTAAGTGGTAGTATTGCACAAATAAAATATAGATTAACTCTAACATAGTAATATGCAAACAGAAGAATTGTTTTACTCTGAAGAAGGTCTTAAGGAAAGAGAGCTTAAAATAAAAACACTTAGAAATTGTGGTATATATATTATACAGAATAGTATAAACAATCATATCTATATAGGTAGCAGCATTAATATTAAGAAAAGATTTAACAGTCATCGAAATTTACTTAATACAAATAAGCATCCTAATTCACATTTACAAGCAGCTTGGAATAAATATAAAGAAGATAGTTTTTTATTTTTACATGTAGAAAGAATATCGACACCTGAAACTAGATTAATTAGAGAAAATAAGTGGATTAAAATAAATAAACCAGAATATAACAATATTTTAGTTAATATTAATAACTACTTTTTTCATTCAGATGAAACAAAAGAAAAAATTAGACAAAAAGCTTTAGGTAGAAAAGTGTCTGAAGAAACTAAAAATAAAATAAAAGAAACAACTAAAGGTAGAGTACTTTCAGAAGAAACAAGAAAAAAGATATCTGAATCTAACAAAGGTAAATCTCATGGTATAAAAGGGCAAAAACCCTCTGAAAAAACAAGATTGGCAACAATAGAATCGAATAAAAAAAGAATTGGGAGTTTAAATCCAGGATCAAGAAAAGTAATTAATACAGTTACTGGTGAAATATTTAATTCTGGAAAAGAAGCTTCTGATAAACTTGGAATACCAATTAGTACACTTAGGTCTAAGTTAATAGGTACTAGAAAAAATAATACATTATTAATATATTTAAAATAAAAATATTATGTCTACATTTATAAAAGCTGGCTTCTGGGAGAAGCTATGTAAACCCTGTAAGGGATATAAAGGTTGGTTGAACCTTGATGAATTAATAACTAATGTAGTTACACCTCTAATTCCACCAACCCCTGAACTTACATATAAAGTATATACGGCTTTTTTAACGCAAATTGGGACCTCTGCGCCAACAGCAAATGTATTAGAAAATACTATTGGAAATATTGTTATAGAAAGAAGAGTGCTTGGTGTATTTAATTTTAGTTTAGTGGGCGCATTCCCAGCTCAAAATAAAATTTGGTTCTCAGCTATAAACGCAGATGGGGATAGTTTTGTAGGGTCCTGGGACTATTTCGAAGCGGATTCTGTTGAACTTGTTGTCACTAACTCTGTCACAGGGGAGTATACCGATTTTACAAATTTTTCTATAGAAATAAGAGTATATAACTAATGGAGATAAACAGAAAACACTTTCCAAAACTAATGCAAGATAACGATGAAGTTTTTCTTGCACATTTAGAAGGTGTAATTTCTTCTGTAGATGAACTATGTAGTCTAGAGATAACAAAAACTTTAGAATCATACAGATTCAGAATAGCAACAAGTCTTCCTAAGTATAACAATATGCTCATAGAAGAGATATTGAAGTTTTGTAATATATTTCAAATAAGGCTCGATATGAGCAAAAGTATCAAAACAAGTTCAGTAATAACTTTTGAAATAAATTTGGATAATTCATAAACATTATTTACTTTTACTGATTATAAACAATAAAACCAATTAAATTATGGCACAGTACAATCCTGCATCAAAGTACACATGGACTCCTGAAGACACATTTACATTATCAGGACAAGATTTCGGTCTAATTCTTAACACAGTTAGAGCTTATTTATCATCAGAAGAAGCAGCACGCTTCCAATTAATGATGAAAGCTAACGAAGTTATTGAAAAATTAATGATAGCTGGTGTTGAAGCTGATATCATTAAAGAAGTGAATGAAAATCCTGTAGAGGAAGTAGATTCTAAAGATCTTTAAAAACCTAGGTGTTGGGAGATGAATAACACCGCAACAAAAGCTCTTCTCTATGAGAATATACGAACCAAAGAATAGAATAGATGTTATAACACCCAAGGGAGATGGTGTGATTCTTTTTGTGACTGATTATGGTCATGAAACAGATACCATCTATACAATTATTATTAATACAACAGGTGAGATGTGGCAATACACTCACAAAGATATAATCGTTAAACCTAATATAACATTTAAACGCTATGGCAACAAGTAAAAAAACAAAAGGTGGAAGTCTAACTGGACTTAAAGCATCTAACAAAAGAGATAAGGGTATAGATCCTAAAGGTGCTTGGACTAAAGTACAAAAGAAAACATTAGCAGGTGCTAAAACTACACCTAAACTTACTAAAGATAAACAACTTGGTGCTACTAAAATGTCTAAATAGTCATGGCAGATGGTAAATGGATGCAGAAAGCTGCAGCTTCTATCAAGAAGCGTGGTACTGCTGGTAAATGTACACCAATAAGTAAGAAATCCTGCACAGGCAAAGCTAAAACTTTAGCTCTTACATTCAAGAAGATTGCTAAATCTAATAAGAAGAAATAATGTCTAAGTTAAATCCTCAGAACGCTACAGCTTATGTAGGCCCTGGTGTATTACGTAAAGGTGGTAAGATAACACCTGTTCCAAATGGTCCTTTAATTAAGAAGAAAGGCCCCTTTAAAGGCAGCACATTAAAAGCTGGTGGTAAGATTAAGAAAGCTATGTTAGGAGCAATTATGGGAATGGCTGGAGGAAAGGATAATCCTATATATAAAAAGACAACTGATCTTCGTGGTAAACTTGGAGGAGCTGCTCTTGGAATGCCTGGTATGAAACCAATTGTAAAGAATGGTAAGATGATTAAACGTGCTGATGGTAGTACATCAAAGCGTGGATTATGGGATAATATCCGTAAGAATAAAGGATCTGGTAAGAAACCTACAAAACAAATGTTAGTTCAAGAAAAAAAGATTAAAGCTAAATCTAAGAAATAATGGCAACACCTGCTTGGACTCGATCAGAAGGTAAATCAAAATCTGGTGGATTAAATGCTAAAGGAATAGCATCATATAGAGCTGCAAATCCAGGTTCAAAGCTTAAAAAAGCTGTAACTACTAAACCTAGCAAATTAAAAGCTGGAAGCAAAGATGCAAAGCGAAGATCATCTTTTTGTAGTAGAATGTCTGGAATGAAGAAAAAAAATACATCTGCTAAAACAGCAAATGATCCTAATTCAAGAATTAATAAAAGCCTTCGTAAGTGGAACTGTTAACAACTAAAAACAATATATAATGGCAACAATGAAAAAAGCTCAAACAGGAGCTAAAGTAAATAAAAGTAAACAAAATCCTGCAGATGAATACAAAGGTATGAAAGATGCTAAAGGTAAACCAGCAGTAAATGTTGGTGGAGAAGGAAAAAAACCTCCTTTTGATAAAAACTCTCCTGTATTACCACTTCCAGGAAGAAAAGCTAAAAACATGCCTAAACAAAAATCTGGTGGATCTATTAAGAAAGCTAAAACTGGTGGTTCATTCCCTGATCTTAATAAAGATGGAAAGATTACTAAAGCAGACATTCTTAAAGGACGTGGTGTTATAGCTAAAAAAGGTGCTACAATTAAGAAAGCACAGACAGGTAGAAAATTAACTCCTAATTATAGTAATATAAAAGCTGGTGGTTTTGATAGTTTTAAAACTCCTACAGCTAAAGACAGTACTGATTATAGAGCAGGATTTGATACAAAAATAAAAAATAAAGAATTAAAACAAAGTGATAGACCATCTGGTGCAAAAATAAGAGGATATAATGAGGCTTCTAAAAGAACTAAAAAAGCTAAAACTGGTACATTAATAAAAAAATGTATGCAAGGTTGCAAATAATTTTGTATATTTGTAGTGTAATTATAAACTATAAATATTATGAAAGAAGTTTGGAAAGATGTGATTAGTTATGAAGAATTTTATCAAGTATCAAATTTAGGTAGAGTTAAAAGTTTAGATCGTGTTGTAAAAGGTAAAGTTAAAGATTATCATTATAAATCAAAAATTTTAAAACCAGGTACAAACAATAATGGTCATTTATTTGTAAATTTATATAGAGATAATAAACCTAAAACAAGAACAATACATCAACTTGTTGCTGAATCATTTTTGAATCATGTTCCTTGTGGATATAAATTAGTTATAGATCATATAGATAATGATAAAAATAACAATTTTTTAGATAACTTACAGATTATCACTCAAAGATTAAATGCATCTAAAGACAAGAAAAATAAAAGTTCTAAATATACAGGTGTTATATGGCATAAGTTCCATCAAAAATGGACTTGTAGTATACGTATAGGAAAATCTAGAAAATATTTAGGATATTATATAGATGAACATAAAGCACATTTAGCTTATCAAAAGGAACTTAATTTAATAATGAATAATAAATAATTATGGCTGCAAGTAAATCTATGACAGCTGGTAAAGCTAAGAAATCTGGAGCACCAAGAATGGCTCCAAAGGTGGGGATTCCTAAAAAGGATAAACCCTTCTCAGAGAATAAGTCTATGGATGATAAAATCCGAAGAACTTCTGCTCAGCAACCAATGAAAAAGAAATCATTATCAAAATAATAAAAGCCTCAATTAAGAGGCTTTTTTTATTTAAGAGAATTATATACAGAAAGAATTTTGGATATATATAGTATAGTTTTTGCTTTTTCAAAGCACTCTCGTGCAAATACTCCATCAGCATCATATCTATTAAGCACCCATCTTGTATCTCCCATACATTCTGCAGATACAATGAAGTTATGACTATCTATATTTCCTACAGATACATTCTTTCCTTCCAATCTTAATGATCCATCTTTTTCTGCTTGTTTAAAAGATGTAAAATCTATATTATCTTCATCTTTTATTTCATACCATAAGTTAGGTTGCATAATAGTATCATCATCATTGAAATATATATGACCATGTGTAACTAAATCAAGAGCAAAGTTTCTTTGTGCATTGCCAGATGTACTATTAGCATCTTTGATAGCATACCATTCACAATTATCAGGAATATTTCCTGGTTTCTCTAATAAATCAAATACCACTATCCATCTATATTGATCTCTAGGAATATTTATACTCTTAGATATAACATCTAAGTTTTCTGGTCTAGAGCAAGGTGTAATAATGTTTAAGAACATAGCTTATCGTTTCTATGTAATACAAGTAGTTTATCATTGTTCCATCCAGGAGAATGTTTTAAATCATGATTAGCAAATATAAATGTAGCAGAAGAGAAATAACTTGACAGATGATCTATTGCTTCTGAATAATCTTCTTCCTTAGCACTAATAAATATATCTTCTATGATTAGGAATCCTCCAGGTTTTAAATGTTTATATGCTACATTAATAAACTTAATTTGATCTTCAAACACATGTGTACTATCATCCATTAGAATATCAAAATTACTTCCTGCAGCAGATAATCCTTGTTCAATAGATTTTGTATCAGTAACATTCATTTTACTATATGTACAGTTTGGAACATTATCAGCAATTGCTTTATCCAATCTACCATCAAACCATTCAAATCCATACAATTTAGCATTAGGAAAGAATTCTCTCCAAGAAAGCATAGAATGATTTTCCAATATACCTAGTTCTCCTATACGTAGATTGTTATATCTAATGTTAGAGAATAATAGGTTGTAGATAGATGTGTATGCATGTTTATGTAAATTCTTATCAGTGTTATACGGAGATTTATCTGTTGGATACTTCACTCCAAGAAGACATAAGTCTGTAATAGATTTAGTTGAATCTATTGATATACTATTTATTTGCATTGATATAGTCTTTTAACATTTGTTTATAATCTTTATTCCATTGAGGCATAAGTTGAACATCTCCTGTAGGAATCTGTCCTTTTCTTCTAAGATTTTCTACATAATCGCTATGTCTTTTTATAACATTAGGTCTATCTGCAGTGTCTGTTCCCATACCTGATTGATGATATCCTCTACCACCCCACATATAGAACCAAGAACATTCTTCATTAGGAGGATTAGCTAGTACCACTTTATCTCTTCCTAAATTATGAATAGCTACAACTAATGTCATATCTCCTCCTGCATTCTCTATTGGACTCTTACCAATTTCTTCCCAAGCTTTTTTGCTATATACAATACCTGAGTTACCAAGAGCCATTAATTGTGTTATGTTAGGTTCATTATAGAACACACCATTTTGCCAGTGTAAAAGATTAGCATCTGGTCTCCAAAACTTAGCTACATTAGATAGATGATTAGACAAAGCTACATCATCATCATCCCATACAGCAATAAGTTCTCCAGAACATCTTTCTATAGCATAGTTTTCTTTTTCTCCTATAGTGGAGAAAGTTTCATCCATATTAAAGATTTTTATTTCTGGATGATCATACACTAACTTCTGTAGAGGGTAATCATTAACTATAATAAGTTCTTTCTTACCAGGATACTCTTGTAGGAGGAAACTTTGTACAGCTTCCTCCAGAGTATCTACTCTTCCATAAGTGATGCATTTAGCAGATATGAAAGGATAGTCCATTTTACCAGGTTTGGATGATGTCAAAAGGAGAAACTAATAATACAGTTTCATCTTCTGATAAAGGAATCAATCTAGCTTTTGATAAAGCTTCTGGATCTACAAGAACAACAGCTCCTACAACTAATGATTCATCCATGTTAGCTGTACCAACACTATGAATAGTTAGTTTAGACATCTTCTTAATCATTTCTTTCTCTAAAGCTTCTTTTGTATTCTCATCTACAATAAGTTTACTTTCTTCTTTCTTTGGTATCTCTAAATAGATACGATTTCCTAATAATTTTGCCATGGCTATTTGTATTCTGTTAAGTTAAAAAATCTTGCTGCGTCTTCTACATTCAATAAGATTTCTGATTGAACTGTTTCTCTTACACTCTTATATCCTTTCATCTTGTTAGTCTTGATGTCAATATCTGGTTGTTGTGTTACTCTCTCATTGAAATCATCTAGGATGACAATTAGAGATCCATCTTCATTGGTTAAGGTTCTAATAACCTTATTAAGATTTAAAGAAGCTTTAAACTCCTTGTCAGCTATTACAGCTGTGTAAATAAATTGATTGTTCATATTGGTTGTTTTTAATTATTAAATTTCTTTTGAGAATTTTAGATCGTTTAAGATATCTTCATACATCTTCAATGGCATACTACCAGATTGTCTATGTACTTCCACTCCATCTTTTAGAAACACCATAGTAGGAACACTTCTGATTCCATACTTTCTAGCTGTTTCTTGATCTTTCTCTATGTCAATGTTTGTTATTCCATCAACATCTTTTAGTGTTTGAGCTAACACTCTACAAGGCCCACACCATGTGGCACTAAATTTTAATACTTCTACATTCATTTTTTCCACTTGTTATATTTCATTGTTGTTTTAGATGTATACTTGATAACATCTTTTCTGTTGTCTTTGATATTTTGTTCTATCACAGCGTTAAGTGCATCAAAATATAGAATACTTATTTTTGAGACTATCACGTCTTTTATTAACTTCATCATATCTATACATATCATTTTCAACATTAGAATGCTCTTCAAGGGACAATAATACGATATTTTCTTCATCTAAACAAGCTTCTGGGTATTTTTCTTTAGCTAGTATATGATGAAAATATGTACTCATAGGTTCAGATCCTAGATATTCTCCTGATACTTCTGATTTATGTGGTCTTTTCTTCCATATAGATAAAAAGAATTCTCTCATTTCTGTAAAATGTACATTATTCTGTACATTATTGAACTTTTTGTTTGAAATACCAGACATTCTACTAGTTAAACCCCTACCAGATGATGGTAAGGGCTTTCTAGATTTATGAGCAAAACAATATTCACTGTCTGCATTCTTTCCACATGTTTTACACTTCATCTTTAAATATTAGGTGGTTTAGGTGCAAAAGGATCAGTAAAAGTAGAAGTGAAAGGGTTAATACCTCCCTCGTAAGATGAATTAGCTGTAGGAGCACTACTTAATGGAGAGGGTGTGCAATCACAAGAACTTTTCCATGGAGCATTAATCTTTCCACATCTATGACATTCCCATGCTAAAGAAACTGGACTTATACATGTGCACATTCTTGGTGCAGCTGTACTATTCCAACTATAAGGCATAGTTTTATATCCTTGGCACTTAGTGCATAGCTGAGGGTTATCAAAACTAACCATTGTCTTTCACAAATTGACCATCCACCATCTTACCTGTACGTTTAGAGATTACATTGTATGCACTTTCTAAACACTCTGTTAAGCTTAATCCTTGCATCTCTGCTTGTATAATGATTGTAACTAGTATATCACCCAGAGCATCAATTACTTCTTCTCTATCATCATTAACAATAGCTTCATAAAGTTCATTTGATTCTTCAAGTGTTTTAATTGCTTGTGCTCTAAAGGTACCATTTTCAAATATACCTTTCTGTGTTGCCCATGCTATAACAAGAGCTTCTAATTCATTGTAACTTTTCATATTATATTATTTATAAAGATTATGTGTGTCTATATCTGTAAAAGTTTTAACTAAACTTCTAATGGCTTCACCACACTTTGTTGCCATATCTGCTCTTGTTTCAATTGGAAGGTTTTCTTTTTCTTGAAGCTCCCACATTTTATCTAATAATGCACTTTGAAAAATAAAGATTGAAGCTCTAAACCCTTCATCATCGAATCCAGGTTTAATTTCATAATTATCTAACAATGTACCTTCTATCTCAGATAATATTGGACTTAGTTTTTCTCCTAATGTCATAATCTATCTTTTAAACTTGCTTCACATAGAATCAAATAGTTAATTAAATCTCCTATTTTTTCATTAATGTGTTCTTCTTTAGGGATAAGTCCTTTTTCTACATCATTTAGTATATCCATAAAGGATACATAATGTTTAAGAGCAAATCCCCATAAAGCTTTTTCTCTAGTAGTGTTACCTAATGTAGCAGCAACATTGAAGTTGTGAAGAGGGTCATTCCCTCTTCTATACTCCTTACCTTTTTCAATTAATGTTTGTTGTATCTTCTGCACACGCTGTTGCACTAAGATATCAAAATCTTGTTCTGTCATTTTATAATTCTGTATTAAATAAGTTAACTTGATACTGGAACAACAACATCCTCTTCCACTTCTATTTCCTCAATAGGAAGATCAGTTTGATTAATTGCAGCTACAATCTTCTCTTTTAGTTCATCATAGAACTCTGGATTATCTATTACTAACTGTTTGAATTCTTCTAAGTCATACTTAGTTCCATCTACAGTCATAGTTTTACCATACTTACGTCCTAGTTCAAACTCATTAAGAAGACTCATCATCTCATCAAGTTTGTCTATACCTAATCCATAAACAATTTCAAACTCTGATTTTCTATATGGAGGAGACATTTTGTTCTTGATAGCTTTTAGCTTAGTGATATTACCATAAGTTACATCACCATCTTTAGCTAAGCTTCTAGATACTTCTATTCTTACATCACTGTAGAATTTAAGAGCATGACCACCTTGAGTTGTTGTTGGGTTACCAAACATAACACCAATCTTCTCTCTGTATTGAGAGATTACAATTACACATACATTATGTTGTGATAGAGCACCTTTAAGCTTTGGATAAGCATTACTATTCAATAAAGCTTTTCTACCGATTGTAGAGTCTCCTACATCACCATCAAGCATCTTCTTAGGTATAAGTGAGCTATCACTATCTATGATTACAAGATCAATCTCTCCAGTGTTGATCATTTCCATTGCAATGTTGAATCCTTCCTCACCACAAGATGGTTGAGAGATTAACATCTTAGTAGTATCTACACCTAATTTCTTGAAATAGCTCTTATCAACAGCATGCTCACCATCGATATATAGAACAGTTCCACCTTTCTTCTGGCATTCAGCTGCAGCATGTCCACATATTGTAGATTTACCTGTGCCCTCCCAGCCCATAAGTTCATAGAGTTTTCCCTTTACAAATCCTCCTACACCAAGAGTGATGTGATCAAAACCAATACTACCTGTACTGATTACATCATAATCTCCTCCTGCTTTAGAATCTAACGCTAATATTGAACCAACACCATAAGTCTTGTTCAATTTGTCCATTGCTTCTTGAAACTTGTTATTAGTTTCTTTAGCCACTGCTTTTTTTGCCATTATTTAATTGTTTTAATTGTTTAAAGATAGTTAATTTTTGTGTTTTTTCCAAGTAAAATGTCAAGTTTCCGACTTCATTTACTTGACCTTTTGTGGTAAGAAAGACCCCATAAATTGGGGTTTATCTATCCACGATTTGTAACAAATTTAGAATACATTTGTGACAAAATAGGTATTTCTTATCTGTTTTTGGGAAAAATGGGTTGAGGATAAAAAAGCCCCAAATTTCTTCAGGGCTCTCTCAACAATTAAAAAACAGAACAGAACTTTTTATTCACTTGTTCTAAGTGATGTATTTCCTTTTTCACTTTTATCATAAGGACAATGTCTGCATTCATTACCACAGCATTGTTTTTTAGTCTTTAATAGATACTCTTTAGTAAAATGAATTCTTCCATCCTCTAAGTAATAATCTACTCCTAGTATAAATTCTTTTTTATCATCCATATTATTTATTCATTTTAGATGGAACATCAATCTCTCCTTCTTCAAATAACTTTTTTACACTTGGAAGTTCTATATGAAATAAATCTGCTATGAACTCTGCTGATAACTCAGGATACATTTCTTTATACTCATATATTAAGAGTTTAGTCTTTATTGTCAACTTTCTTATATGTGCCATTTGTAGATTGTTTTACAAGTTCTCTTTCATCTTCAAAGACATATCTATACTTAGTATCTTTATACTCTTCCATGATGAAAGGATTTTGTAGCTTTCTCCAGAAGTTCTTATCATCTTTAGTTTCTACAGCTAAGATGATATGAGCATCATTGTATCCACAAACATATCCTTGATATCCTGGATGTACAATTAACATGTTCTTATACTGGTTGAATAGTCTTTCCATCTTTGTCTAGATTTAAACTTTTTAATCTATTCTCCACCTCGTATTCCACTTTAAGAATAAAGTTAATCTTCTCTTCAATTTCTTGATTTATCACTCTTCCTACGAATGGCATAATTTCTTCAAGATTTGTATGCACTCTAGCTAAACCAAATTTAGTTTTGATTTGTTGATATTGAAAACCAGGTATCTCTGTAAGATCATTAAAGATTTGATCAATATAACTTAACACTGCTGGAACTTGTATTTGCATACCTCCATGATCTTTTTCTAAATAAGCATCGTACTTATCATTAAATTCTTTATTTGTTCTCATATTTTTTAAATTAAGGGAGACAAATATACATCATCTCCCTGGTTATTCCTAATTATTCTTCTACTTTTGGAGATAAGTTATTCTCTAAGATTTCAAATGCAGCTTCTATAGCAGCTAATTCTGCTTCTTTTCTAGTAAAATAAGGTCTTCTAAAATCATAAGGAGTTTCAAATTGATTAACTCTTGAAAGATATTTGACTTTATCTTCTTTGATTGGAATAATTTGAATAATAACATCATTCTCATCAAATACATCAAATAACATTCTAGGATTAACATCTATTAATACACCTATCTTATCATCTTCTATTCCTTGCTCAAGCATGAATTCTTTAAACTCATCAGGCACTGTATCATCTTTAAATGATTCAAGCATTGCTTTAAAGAACCATTCTTTGATTAACTTTCCTGCTGTAGGATACTTTTGTATCAATTCTAATCCTTTCATATTAGTCTATTGTTAATTGTTTGTTTAATGCTATTCCTGCGTCTAACCACCATGTTCTTTCAAAATCATACTCTGTTAGTGGATCTTTAGTTTTTGATGCTTGATATTTAATATCATACATCAAGCTAGCTAAATGACAAAACTCTGCAGCTTTATCACTTCCTACTTCTTCTATAATCGCTTCTAAGATATCTCTGTTGCACATACTTCTTTTATTTTATCAAGTTCTAAAATTTCTTTTGATTCATCGAATCCTTCCCACACTTCATACTCATCTTCAAATGTAATACCAAGCTTCTCTTCCCAGAATTCTATAAGATCTTTACTCTTTGCAAACACTCTGCTTTGTAAGCTTAGTTCATCTTTACTAAGTCCTGATTTTATAATCTTTACAGATTTTGGAAATTCATTTTGAAATGCTTTTGATGTCTGAGAATATTTACCATCTCTAATAAGTGCATAATCTTTTTTGAATTTCTCATTAAGCTGATACACCACTACAACATAACCATCTTCATAATCATAATCTTCTATTATGTTCTTGGTTCTTTCATATTCATTATCCAGAAACTCTCTAAACTTATCTAGATCATCTGGTTTGAATAGAATATACACAGCATTTTCATACTGTGCATCTTTTCTATCATCTTTTACATATCCATTAATAAATCCATTACTCTTTAGAGCATCTTTAGGAAATTTTAATGTTGGCACCATAAAGATGCTGGTTATTGTTTTCTTTATTATCATGTTGTCTATCCCTTGATATTTACAATTCCGTTAGATAAATAGTTTTTATGGCTTATGTTCCATGTGTTTGTTTCTCTACACCATGTTAATGCTGCTATCAAATCTCCTACACCTGGATAAGTTCTTCCTTTGTGTATAAATCCTCTATATGCATCATTCATATCATCATCATCTAATGTATAAATCAGTGGTTGATAGTAATTAGTGCTATCACATACAATAAACTTTAGATATTCTACATGATATCCATGACATGGACTAGCTTTATCATGAACAAGTAATAACATTGCACGATAATATAAGAATGCTTGAATGTATGCACGTCTGTAAAGATAATACTCTTCATAGAAGTTCTCTACACTCCATGTGCACTTAAGATCATATGGTTGTATAGTCTTCTTATCATGATCAATTACCACTTTATCTAGCATACTCTTGAACAAATGTCCATCTATTGTATATCCTTCCACTTGCATTTGATCTATGATTTCATATCTAGAGCTATTTACAAGATTAACAATTGGAGCTGTTGTACTATTAGTCTTAAGTTGTTCTACAATCTTCTCAGCAATAGTTATTTCTAATGTATTCACAACAGTTAGATTCTTACTTCTAACCATTCTAATTTCATTATAATATAGTTCTGCATCACTTCCTTGAAACTTACCTATTACAGCTTCGTATTTAATCTTAAATCCTGATTTCTCATAAGCTTCTAATGATATATCTGAAAAGTTTCTAGTAATCTTACCTTTCTCATCTGTAGCATCTCTTGTTACACGATATAATGCTTCAACAAAATCTAACATAAGTCCTGTTGGTGTAGATATACAAGATGACATATAGAATTTATCATCAAATAGATGTGGTTCCATAAGTAGGGTTTCAACTATTCTACCCATATTAGCTGCAGAGCTATCTTTGTCTTCCACTTTCTCTCCAAGAAAAAACTTTTTATAATATTTCTTTCTATCTGTTGAGAAATCTTTTAGGCTACTAGATGAATCCATTACCACTGCTCTGTATTGAGCTTCTGTTTTTGTTGTTCCTTTTATCATAATGTTTGTTTAAATGCTTCTATAATTTGTGGATACAAAGCTCGTATCTCCCTTGGTACTCTAGCAAAGAACCATCTAACCTCTAGTTCATATTCTTCTCCTCCATTATCTAATCCTTGAGGATGTATTAACCAGAAGTAATGATATTTACCTTCATGCTCTATGTGCCCTTCATGCCACACCTCATTAAATGCAGGTGTCTTGTTAATTGTGATTGCGTTAGTCATTTATTATTATATTATTGTTTATACGATATAACATTTCATCATTCATAATTCTTTCCATCCATGGAGCTATTTTACCTCCCATATCTAAAAGTATATTAATGATGTGATCATTTGACATATCTGCTATAGATTTATATGATAGAGGACTTCTACCATCTTTACCTCTATTGCCCCAATGTGCAGCACTTCTATTCATCATGTGATCATCTGATAGATATATTGTAGAACTACTATCTACTAATGAAAGATCTTTTCCTCCATAGCGTTGATAGTCTGTACCACCATCTATCATTGTTTCATTCTCACATCCACATGTTTTATAATCATGTCTGTTATATGATGTTAAAACTTCTCCACAGCCTTTACACTGAATCCTGTTCAGTATTATTTGTATTTCCATTGAACATTCTTTTTAAATTTTTATACATTCTATTTCCAAAACATACAGGACATGTACCATTGTTTCTACACTGATGACTAACAGCTTTAGCTCCAGTCAACTTCTTCTTGATAGTTCTGCTCATTTAACTCTCATTCTACATCCCCATCTTGATTCTGCTAAGAATATTTGGAAATAATAATCTTGATAATAACTAAGTCTTCTACCACTGATTAAGTCATATGTAGATGCTTTATCTGTTTTTATCATAGTGAGTCTACTTATAAGTTCTTTTATCATAGTGTTTTCTTTTTAGCTTGTTTCTCTTTAAGCGTTTTCTTATCATGACATGTAGTACATAATACCTGTAAGTTATCTTGTTCACAGAATAGTCTCTCCACAAATAGTGGTAAGTCTTGTGCACAATTCAATGAACCTGCTGGTATAATATGATCTACATTAATATTCTTTTCAGTAGTCCAAGTTTTGCACTTCTTACATTGGTATTCGTATTTTTGTCTTTTACTAGTTCCTTTGTAATCTCTACGTGCATTTAATTTACATACTGATATAGGTTTCCACCATCTGCTCTTTTGTCTCAAAGCACTTCTGATAAATGACCAGAATGCAGCTTCACTCATGGTGCCTGCACATCTTGTCTTTGGGACTAACACTCTCTTTGCCATATGTTTATAATTAAGTTTCGTCCCAAAGATATAATAAATTTGGGACAAAACTATAATTAAATTAATTAATCGTAATCACACGATTAGTTATTTTGGCTTTCATTTCACTAAGACTACCAACAATAGCATTAATTTCATAAGCTGATATAGATGGCATGTTGAATTCATACTTTTTAGACTCAGCTGCAAATCCTTCTTTAGCTTTCTCTGCAAGAGATTCTAATTCACGGATAGCATATTGCTCATCTAATTGTAAGAAGTCAAAACTTCTATCATTCATGATCTGATCTGCTTCAGCAACAGTAGTCAACATGAATGGAAGATATTCCCAACATCTACCTTTCACTGCACCAATACCTACCACCTTCATAGGATTATGAAGAGTCATTACAGTGGTATCACCACAAAGAACATAAGGAGCTGTGTAACCAGCAAAGTGTAAACCTGCTGTAGCACAATCTTGTGTACTCCAGTTACATTCTTCTTTAGGCATACTTACCACTTGTCCTATACGGATATCAAATGTTTTGGTCCAGTTATCAGTGAATCTATTTTCTTCTCTATTAGGAAGATCAAGATATAATTCTGTTAACCCACCAATTTGAGTTCCATGGTCTACAGGAACATCTACAGAATATGTATAAGGTTCAACTTCTCCTGTTCCATCACAATTAGCACAATCACAATCTGCATCATCATATTCATCATAAAATCCACCTTCACCATCACACTCTTGACACATTGTAGATGTGTGAGTTTCAGTAGTTGTAAGAGCAGAATCATGTACAAGTTTGTACTCTCCATTCTCTAAGAATATAGTGTAATTGTCTGGATTCTTCTTCCATACAGCTTTCACCTTGTTGTAAGCATTACTTACGAAGTGAACTAGTTCTGGAGATCCATGCAATGTTACAACATTTCTAAGAGCTACAAAGAATCCTTGTTTAGTGATTTTGAAACTATTCTCTGTTAAGAATCTATATAGTTCATTAGCCACTTCAGCTCTTGGATTTAAACAACACCACATGAAGAAGTTCTTATGAGCTAAATAATCATCATCTTCGTTAAGAGCTTCATGAAAAGATCTACCATCTGTTTGTGGTTCTTCTCCCACTCTATCAACTATCTCAATGAATTTCTCAACAAGTAATTGAGGCATACTTCTAGTTGTATCTGAAAGATAAACTGAATTACCTTTTACAACAAAATCAGGAAGTTTTCCAAGTAGTTCTACTCCTTGTTGAAGAGCTTGTATTCTTGCTGCTTCAGCTTTCATATCTGCTACATCTTGTTTCACTTCTTGAGAACTTACAATAGCATGTATTTCATAAATATCTCTTGCTGCTTGAACAGCACGATAATCATCTTCAGTTGCACTAGGCTTACTGATAATAGTTCCATCTGTCAACACTACAGTAAGTGTATCATTTACCAATTTGATAGCAAAATATGGTTTCTCATAAATTTCTTTAGTAGATGGTTCTTCCATCAAACTCTCTAATTTGTTAGCCACCACTTTAGTAATTGCAGATTCTGCTGTTTGCTTGAACCAGTCAAGACTTAAAAATTTGTGTTCCATTTTGATTTAATTTAATTGTTAATTGTTAAATAAGGGGACATTTCTGTCCCCATGTTAATTATGTTAATTGATCTATTGTTTCTTCTGTAAGCACTTCATCATTGATTCTAATGTTGTAGTGCTTTAAATCCACTCTATGCTTGTAATACTTAAATAAGTCAGTCATTACATTAACCATTGGATCATCTTCACTAACATAACCTAATCTTGCACATACAGGATTCAAGAATGTAAGTTTTTGAAATATATCTAACATCTCTATGTACTCTGCATGAATCTGTGGATCAAACAATCTGTGTTCTATTGCCACTTCTAACATTGCTTTTCTCAATGCATCATTTGTTTCTACATAGTTATCTCTTTTATATTGAGATAGTCTATCTAGTTTATTAGCTAAATCAGTAGATACATGTCTTAGAGCATCAATCCTTTCAAATGTGCTTCTATAGACATTAATCATCTCATTTATTAATATTGATGTAATGATTCTTTTGAATGGTGCTGTTTTACCTTCCATAAACTTCTCGTAAGATATTAAATTGTGTATGTTTAATTGTTCTACAATCTTTAGTTCTCTACTAGAGAATGTAATCACTTCCATCTTTTGTTTCCCCATCATTCCATATAAAGGATCAAGTTTCAAGAAGTCTTCATGATGAGTGTACACCTTTAATCCTTTACCCTTATGAAGACTTTCTAACTTATAGATTTGAGAATCAAATTTACACTTTCTTCCATCATTCCATCTCATCAAGTCAACACCTTTCTTACAAACTATCTCTCCCTGTAGCTTCAGTCTTTTGTTACTAGCTATACCAGCTTTACTAATTCTTGCTTTCTTCTTGCTATCAATGAAATCTTGAGGCACTTCTAATTCATCAAGATCTTTGAAGTTTTCTTCAATCATAGACATTATGTGTTGATACTCTTTAATAGCATCTCTCCATTGTTCTTTTGGAAATCTATCAAGTTTCAATAAGTGATAATAAGTTTTAAGATCAAACTTAGCAGGAATTCCTAATTTCATAGGTGCAGCTCTTTTAACAAGAAAGTTATATTGACTTTCTTTACAGGTAGCTCTTAGATAATCCTTCTTGATCTGAGGAATTCTATCACTGAACACCCAAACATTAACTTCTCCATTACACACACTCTCTAAGTTGTATCCCCATACATAACCTTTATCTGCATCAGACATTCTTTTATATCTTAATGAATATCTAACAGGAAATGGATCTACAAGAATGTTTTGTTTATAGGTTTTGTACAAAGAAGGAAAGTTCAATAGTTCTACTCCTTCTAATTCTGGAACAATAGGTTTTACAGTGGAGAATTTAATGAACTCATCAATTTTAGATTTAGTACCATTACCCATTTCAACAAAATGTCCATTCTTCTCAAGGTGATTCACCATAGATTTAATGTCACTTCCATCAGTGATAGCTTCGTTATACTTAGTAACAAAATAATCTCCCACTTGACCAAGTTTATCCATAATAATCTGCTTAGCCTCTTGTGTATATCTCAAAGATTCTCTATTTGGTGTAGGATAAATTCCATCACTCAATGAAAATCTAAGACCTATAGGAAATTGAATTCTACTAATACCAAGCTTCTCAAAGTCTAAAGGATAATACACATTGTCTAAACATATGTGTAAATATTGATCTGTAGACATTTCAGAGAATTGAAAATGTGGATGTCTAGAGATTACAAAATCATTAGTAATCTTAGAATCTTCTGGTACATCAAAATATACACTTTCGAAATAACATAATTGTTCCTTAATCTTTTTGTGAAACTGCCATCTATCAGCATACTTAACAGGAATAATGATTTTTACACCATTAGCTTCTGTTGTTTCTTTTTCATATAAAAGATCAATGGTATTAGCATCTTCTCCTTCATACATCATATACTTACGTTCCATTCCATCTTTTCTACATACAAAATAGAAACTACTAGAATATGCTAGAGGAGCCTTGAAACCAAGACCCATCATACCTAATTCTGTTGTAGAATTTCTCTTAGTAGATTTACCATATTTACTAATGATGTTTCTTACATCATCAGCATCTAAGCCTATACCAAAATCTTCTACACAAAACTCATAGTTGTTAGCTGTAGATGCTTTAAATGAAACAATTATAGGAGTGTCCACTCCAGCTCTTCTATGGCTATCTAATGCATTACTTGCACATTCTCTGATAGCAGAGCCTATATCATCAGAATATAAATTCTTACTTAACATCTGCATCAATATCTGAGCAGAATCTAAGTCTAGGGACATTCCAATTGATTCTTGTGATTGTCCTTCTTCTAGGACATTTGCTTCTTTCTGTTTTTCTAATATCATTTTTATAAATTTAAATTATTGCTTCTCTTTTTACTAAAAATACATCTCTTGAATATAAATCTTGATACATTACATCATTATGTTGTGTAACATCTTGTTCAAAAATTCTATGTTTCCATGTCCAAGTTGCATTTCTTCTTTCATCTCTTCTAAGACTCACTTTAAATGTTGTTCCATCTTTTTTAAGTGGTAGTCTTAATATTTTTAAATATTTTAATTGACTATTTGCTGAAATGATAATTTCATCTCCTATTTCAATTTCATCTAAACTGTTAATTAATCTGTTTTCCATAATTTCTAATTGTTTAATTGTTCCTTTATATAGTCTACTACTGCGTCATAAACTAATTTTATTCTATTACATGTGATGCACATAAAAGTATCCTCAATTTTTTTATGTAAAGAATAGTCTGCATTTGTGTTGTAGCATTTTTCTACTACAGGCATTAACCAGTCCCAAGATTGATCAAATAATAATTCATTAAAACAATTACCATTTTGAACATCATATACTATTTGTGGCATATTCATGTCATTATCATACCAACCTATATTTTTTTCATAGGTAAATCCCATAAACTCTGCAATCAATTTGTTATCTTTCATTATCTTTCATTATTTTTAATTATTTGATTGTTACATCAAAAAGGCATATCTACAGGCAACCATTGCACTGTGAACCCATTGTTTTCTTCTAATAATATATCTACTTTACTGAACACTCCTTCTGTATCCCACTCTGATCCCTTATAAGCTGCAGATGCTGGATGACTAAGTTCAAACACATGTGCAAATATGCCTGTGTATTTTTTATACTTAGCTGCATCTTTACCTAGGAATATAATAGGAACTCCTAAATGATTAATCACTTCTTCAAACAGATATTTAATAAATGGTTCCCATATCTCTAGGTGACTTCCTGCTTTATTAATCTCTGTTGTAAGAGCTGCGTTTAACATAAGAACGCCTTGGTTTGCTAGATAGTGTACTTCTGGATCTGGTACATAGTTTAAGTTTAATCCATCATAGAATTCTTTCTCTAGACCTGTATAGAATTGTTCTAATGTAGGTTGTAATTTACCTGTAATAGAACATCCCATAAGTAATCCATCTGCTACAGGAGCATCATCTCTAAGTGTATGATATGGACATAGGCCCACCATCACCACTTTTAAATTGTCTAATGGTGTCTCAAAGAAACATCTCCAAACATGCATAGAGAGAGGAGCAACTCTTTTGCCTCTCTTACTCTCTGCTTTTAGATATGCATATATCTTATCACACTCTTCACTCTCAATAAATGGTCTAAGTTTGGAATACCAACTTGGATGCATTTGATGTTTAAAATTCTGAAAATTCATAATGATAATGATATTTTTCTGTGAAAGAATCTCGTAAGTATAGCTTCTAAGTTTTCTACACTAATACATTCTACATCATCTCTTCCAGCCATTAACCACTCAATATTCTCTTTAATCTCTTCTTCGAGCATCTCTAGCTCATTGTCTGAACATCTCATAATCCTTTTTCTTCTTTATAAGTTTTTAATAATTCTTCTATGTTATCAAAATCATAACTTCTCTCTTTGAGTTTACACACTCTAATCCAATCTGCAAATTCAATAGCATATACATCAAATATCTTAACTAAACAATTTGCTGAATGCCATTCTGTTGGTTCTAAATCTAAATCATCTTCAGAATATTCATAACATAATTCTTTTAATGTTGCTTGTTTTCTCATAATCCTTTTTCTTTTTTATAGGTTTTTAATAGTTCTTCTATTGACCAACCTAAAGGACTAGGTTTTTTTGAATACAACAATTTATCTTCATGGTTTGTGCCTTTATTAGGATAGTTGTGTATAACCCACTCTGCAAAACCAATAGCATAATCATCTGTTATAATTTCTAATGGAACTTCTCTGATTTGTTCTCTTGGATCAGTATCTAACCATTGTTTAAATCTTTCTTTTAATGTCATGATTAATAATTTAAAATTCCTGAATCTCTAATACCTTCATAAAGCTCTTGTTTCTGTGTTGGAAACAATGCTGTTAGTTCTATCATCTCTTTCAAATATTTCTTTCTGGTTGATATATCTAATATATGTTCAGCTTTAAGAGATCTTTCTATTCTATTTGATAGTTCTGTTATCACTGTAGCTCCTTTCTTAAAATGTTCCACCTCATCTTCTGCAGTGACAGTAATTAGTTTACTTACATAAGCTTCGATGTGTGGAAGAGTTTGTCTTAAAGATTGTTTAGCTCTCATTGTAAATAAACCATTCTGGTCCATTGTTTCAAATCTCTCTAGTAGTGCAACAGATAATGCTAAGCTTTCTATAACAATATCACTTAATTGTTCTGATGTTAATTTATTCATAATTTTTTGTTTAGAATTTTCTTCTCCAGTTATCTATTCTTTCAGCAATCCAATTTCCATTATTCAATTGCTTACCTTTTTCAGTAATATATACATGACCTCCTCCAAAGGTATAGGTATCCCAAGTATCTTTATATCTTTTTGTTTTTTCTTTTACACCAAAAAATCTTTCAATAATATTTGGTATAAAAGTTACAATGTAAATATTTTTTTCTTGTTCAATATTTGATATTTTCATATTATTTCTCTTTGTGTTAAATATTCTTCTATAACTTTTAATCCATGTATTCTGGCAAGATCAGCCCAATCTTTTATTCCTTCTCCTAGGTAGAGCTTTGGTACATTACAATACTCAAAATCAAACTTATCAGTTATCAATTGAGAATTCTTTACACCAGTCTCATCACTATCGAAGCTTAAGATTTGTCTATCAGAATTATCTTTTAGGTATTCTACATTCTCTTCTGAGAAGCATCCCATACCTTCATTCTGAACTGCACAGCAACATGGGTAAATCTTTTTCATTACCATGTAATCCTTCTTACTCTTATTGATGAATGCTACATCACAATCTTTGATGTCTTCTAATCCATCCATCATAGTAATAGGCACATTATTTGGCATCCACTTATTCTTCTTGTCTGCAAATGGTCTATAAATCTTCCAATGTCCTTCATATAGATAACCAAATCTCAATTCTGAATCCAATATAGGAAACTTCTTTTTATTTAGATATACAGTGTCTATTGAATACACATTATTAGCTCTAAGATCATCTATGTCTTGATAATACATATTCCAATATGCTAGTTCTTCATGTGTGAACTTTCTTGTCTTCACTTGAATGAAGAATTCACGTTTAGATGTAGCTGTTGGTTGTGCATAATCAGAAACAATCCTCTCATAATTCCTTGTAGAGGATGCATTAACAATCCCTAAATCAAAATCTCTATCAAGCATCAATAATGCTTCACGCAATGATATATTGAATAGCATCATTACAAAATCAAAACAGCCACCTTTTTTACTAGAGTCTGTAAAATCATAAAATCTCAATGCTCCTCCTCTATATCCTATAATGAATGATGGATGTTTTTCATCTCTGAAGGCTGAATAAGTAACAACATTAATCTTCCAGTTCTGATGTGGCATATACATCTTATAGATATCATATTCAGATATCTTTTCCAGTATGCTATCAGGTGTTAAATTTATTTTCTTTTTCCCTTGTATACTCATAGCTTTAAAATAAAAAACCCTCACCAAATTAATGATGAGGGCTCTCATTAACAATCAATTGAATTAATAATCGTCACCATCTTCAGAAATATATGCATCAGAAGCAACTAAGTTGTCATCTGCATTATAGTCCTGTAGGTCCTTTAGTGTATAATAGTCTTTACAACCATATTCACCTATAACATTCACTACAAATTTCTCGTGTGCTTTCAAATCTTTTGGTTTCTTGTTTTTAAGACCCTCTTGTACTCTTCTGTCTCCATAATCAACAAGTCTAAATTGTTTCAATGCGTATCCACCTAAGAAGGCTTTATTATAGATACCTTGATACTCTTTAGAATCTCCATCTCTTTCTTTAACAATAACAGTAGCAAGAGCAATAACAGATTTAGCCCATTCTCCACCAATTTGGTCTTTAATATCTTTTACATTACCTCTCATCAACTTCTTCCATTCTAATTGTAGAACAGTTTCTGCATCACGATAATCAAGATCAGCTAACCATGTTCTCATGAAGTTGTAAAGATCTTCTTCTCCTGTATATGCCACTCTGAAATCTCTTCCTTTAGTGAACCATTCAGCTAGATCATTTTCATCTCCTGCCCAAGAACACATACCAATAGAATTGATATATTGTTTCTTAGTTCCATCTTTATTCTCACGTTCTTTATCTTCTAAGAAAAAGCTAACTTTATAATTGTCTGTAGTATTAACTTTCTGTAACCAAAAATCTAAACGAACATAACTGTTCCCATCTTTAGTCTCACCTAAATACTCAGCAGCTTTGCTGTCTTCTTTAAGCTCAATACCAAGCTTGTCTTTATACTCTTCAATTGTTGGATTGATAGCAATAATATTTGCTTCGAACAATCCTACTTTCTTTACTGAATCACCACTTCCTGTGTTCTCTCTTTTCTTTCCTCCGATACTACTCATAATTTCTATTTAATTAAGCGTTATAATAATTTGTTAAACTTTCTGCTACTATTTGCAGGTTATTTGGTATTTTTAATTCTTGGAACATTCCATCAGGACTCTTAGCTGGATACTTTCTATAACGATTAGTTACAAATTGATAATTAGCTGTTCCATCTTTGTTCTCTTCTACAAGAGTGTAAAGACATACAGTTAGTAATCCTTCTAATAACACTTGGTTATCAATAAGCTTACCTGCAGTTTTGATTTTATATCCTATTACATCTTGACCATCCATCACTTCTTCTGGATGTGTAAGATAGAATACAGTGATGTCTTCTCTCAATTGTCTAGCAGTTCTAAATAGATCAACCATATCTTTAGCCATAATACTAAATTTGGTAAATCCTACTTCTGTAGCTTTAGCCACCATATTGAATCCCATAATGTAATTAGAGTCTTCAATGATGATGTTCTTAATGTGAGGAGCTTTCTCTGAAATAGTTCTCAACAAACGAGATATCTCGTTAGCATCTTCTACTTCCTTGTAATTTTTGTTTTCAGCATTGTAAAGCTTTTCACTTCCCTTGAAAGGAAGCTCTTTCTTTGCAACATTGATAATGTACGTTTCTTCTGGATTTAGGTGCTTAATTGCTGTACTTTTTCCAGTACCAGTTGCACCAACAATCCCAACTAATTTACTTGCCATTGTTTTAATTTATTTAGTTAATTTATTCTATAAATATACGATATATTCTTAATAAAATCAAGTGTTATATGTATTTTATTTTGGTTTTATCGAAGAATTCTAAAGCTTTCTGTAACCATTTCAATTCTACAGGTTCATTAGAACTCACTATGTATATGTGGGCTTTCTTATCAGGAGTGTTATATTCCATAGCCATACATCTGTTAATCTTTTGAGCTAAATTCTCTGCATTACTATCAAAATAGTTAATAATCACTTTATCTAAAGGCTTATATGTCACTCCTGTATTACCAATCTTTACAACAGCTAGATGATTACCTTCTCCTTCAGCAAAGTCTTCAAAGATACTCTTTTCTTTAGACTTATTATGATAGGAAGGAATACCAAGACTATCTGCTACAGCAGTGGTGCCACAGAATACTAACACTCTCTCATCTTTATGTTTAGCTAATAGCTTTTTCGTAGCATTAGTTTTAGCTAAAGATGATTGAATAAGTCTCATTCTTGCAAGACGCATGAACATAGTGTCTGATCCACTATTCTGAAGTTTATTGATTACCCAAGATAATCCATCATAGTGTTTCTTCTCTGTTTTAAGTTTTCCTTTATAATCATTGTGTACAAGATTGTCAAGGGGAACTTTAATAACATGTATCTCATAATCTACAATAACACCTTCTTCAATTGCTTTTTCAATTGGATAGTGAGCTACTACATGAAGATCTAATTCTTCTTCAAGAGTTCTTTCTGTATCACTGGCTAATGTACCAGTGAGACCTAGTATACAAGCATTGTTACTAAATAGATCTTGACATGCTTCTATCTGAGCTTCACTCAGTAGATGTATCTCATCTATAATAATAATATCATACTCATTGTCTACTAACTTCTTTAATGATAAATGTGTTGTGTATGTGACATTGCTATCATCATATCCAAGATCATCAAAATCAGATTGCCAAGATTCTTTAATCTTATTGTCTGGATACGCAATAAGAACAGATTTTGGTCTTAGTTGTTCTAAAACCAAAATACTAGTTCTTATCTTACCAAACCTTGGACATAGATTGAGTATACCATGCTTTTCTTTTAACCATACATCAGCAAACTCTTTCTGTCTGAGGTCTCTTATACTCATATTTATCTACTTAATTTCACTTTGTAATCACCTCTTTTACCTTTATTGATAATGTTTTCAAAGGCTATAACAAAGTCAGTTGTATTAGATAAAGCTGGAACAACGATCAATCTTGATCTTAATTTTATCAATTGAGGTCTTGTTAGCTTATCATACACTGCTGCAATTGCTCTAACAAACTTTTGATCTTTGTTGTAAGATATTGTACTACAGTTTAAAACATATTCTGCCATTCGATCTGCATTAGGATTTTGTTTAAGAACTTCTCCTTTTCTAATATCAGCAGTTTTTACACCTGAACCAAATAAAAGAACGATTGAGCAAGAAAGATTTAATTCATATTTATCTTTGAATTTCAAAAGCTTTCTGTAGCAATCAACATTCTGTTGTGCATATGAATTTACGTAATCTTCTAAAGTCCAATTTGATTGTGTAGAATTTAAAAGAATCATTTTGTCAATGTAATTTCCTTCTACAATTTCAAACTCTACTGAGATACCAAGTTCTTTAGCTGCTAAGAATCTGTGTTGACCATCAATGATCACCCATTCTTTTGTAATTAATACTGGTCTACCTGGAATAAATCCAAATTTACTCATTGAGTCTTTAATTGCTAAGACTGTTTTTGTTTTAATCTCTCTGTTTTCTTTAGAGAATAGGAATTTTGAATAATTTGTTGTTTTCATGTTTAATTGATTTTAATTGATTTAAAAAATGTAAGTGGTTAATAAATTATCAGGATGTTCAAGAAATTCATTTAAGTAAGTTTTATTTTTACTATTTGTTGTAAAAACTTTATCGTATAATACGAATAATTCAGGATTTGGCATATCTAATGTCATGTGACTTATTGCTAAATATAGTTTTCCACAATTACGTTCTTTTAACATTGTAGCTAAACCAAGAAAGGTTCCACCGTAGACACATATATCATCTATGATAAGAATATCTTTACCATTGAAATCTTGTTTATCTATCTCTTGAATCAATTTAGATTTACCATCTTCGTATCTTCTAGATTTAGATGCTCCATACACTTCACCTTTCCATTGTATTTTATCACAAAGTTTCATTAATGGTTTGAATCCTCCAGCATCAGAACTAAATAAAACAATATCATCAAATCTGTTAGTGTGTATTATTTCTTTAATGAACCCAGAATTATCTATTATGATTGCATTGTCTAGTAGAGCTTCTACCACTTCAGGATTATGAGGATGAAATACTTTTACATACTTAAACTTCATTGAGTTTATAAACTCACATACAAGCTTTAACCCCGAAGATTCATCAGGGTTAAAACGTTTATCTGCTTGAGCATCTAACAAACAAGGAATATACAGACCCACTTCTTTTTGATTGTGGTTATATACATCTTTTATCTGATTCAATGTCCAAAGATCTTCATATGAGTTAATATTAAATACTAACTGATCTTCAAACTCAAGCACTTTTACATATTGTGTACCATCAGGATACTTTTTAATTTCGTATGACATCTACTAATTTTGTTAAATCGTTATACACTTGTATTAAGCCTGCCCTATCATCTAATAAAAAAGAATGAAAAGGTTTTCTACTAGTCCATGGTAAAGTGAGACCATCACTATTGATTTTCTCATATGGGATATCATTCTCTTTCAAAAAAGAAATAACATAACTATGATCTATGTAAGCTGTCCAACAATCTAGTTTACATCCTATAGAATATAAATCTCTAATTAGTTGAATTACCATCTCATAAGATGCTCCAGTTTTATGATAGTCATGTACTGTACCATCAAAATCAAAAGCACCATATAAACTACCATATTTCATATACTCATCATATAATCTTTTAAATGATTTACCTTCTTCTAAATACTCATCCATTTAATTTTTCTTTAATTGTTTTAAAATTTGTGTAGTTTTCAAACATACCATCTCTATACAAGACTTGTAGTATTCCTTCTTCTTCTTGTTCTTTCCAAGACACTTGGTCTGATAATGTAAGATCAGCATTCACTCTTAATAACCCTTTAGCTGATTTTTTAATTCCATCATCTGTAATAGGATCTTTAAAGATTTCTTGTCCTACACCATTCACATCAACATAAGTAGCTTTCATTGCAAAACCAAATGTATCTCTAGTGTTGTATTGATAAGTAAAAGAACCAATACCAAGAACAATATTTGTACTTGCAAATCCTTTAGCTTCTAATCTTCTACAGATTTCATCAGCTCTATCAATAGTAATTGAATCACCATAAATAGCCCCAATGTGACTATCTAATACTTTATAACCTTGTTCATTGATATTTCCACCAAATACATTCCAAAGTAATTCAATTACTCCTATTTCTTCAGGACTATTTTTTCTAGCTAAAAAATCAGGATCACTTGGTAACATTGTACCACAAATAATATCAACAGGATCTCCACTATCAGGTCTAATTACCAACTTACCATCTCTTGCTAAGATTTCTTCTTTGAGTGTAACAACATGTTCTGTACACACTTTCCAAAGATCCCAAGTATCAGATACTACAGAAAGATTACCTGTAGGATATAATGATAAGAGTCTTCTAAAGGTTTCTGTCTCATCTTCTTTACCTCCTGCACACATTACTGAATGCTCTGTAGCTGGTACAGATCCTCCAACTTGTCCTTCTGCAGCATAGTATTTACGTGCTCCATATATTGTAGGAAGACTATCTGTACCCATGAAAGATGTAAGATGTCCAAGTCCTGAACTGATAACAGCATCAATAGAATCCATACCTCTCATTGAGAAATCATGACCTTGCCAATCAATAAACCAACCTTTTTCAGCATCAGTTTTCTCTTGCCATTTACTTAACACCTTTCTATAAGTATATGCAATGGTTGCACTTGTCATAGGTTTCCACAATAGATTTGAAATGATTGTTTCTAAATAGTTTGTTAACCAATAGAAATCTGGATGTGTGTTGTATATTGTAAGAACAGGAACCTTCATAGGAACTAATGTACCTTCTGCAATAATTTTAACACAGATAGGTAGATATCCAAGATCATGCAATGCTTCAAAATGACTAACATCATAAGGCATTCCTAGATACAATTCTAACTCTTGTTTCATTTCTTGACACACTTCATCTTTAGGTAAACTAAAGAAATCTTTTTCAAATGCTTCATGGATTTGTAACATCATCATCTGTTGACCAAATGATACTAAATTATCACATCCTTTAGGAGCATATTTATTGCTTCTTGGTGTAAAATTTGAATAAACTAATGTAGTTCCTTTAGGATACATTATGTGATGGGCTGTTTTATAGCCATCTGTTAAAAATAATGGATTCATAATTTTGTTTTTATTTTAAAAAATATGATTTGTTAGTAATTGATTCATAATCTGCTTCTGTGATATCTTTCTTTCTAGGTAACTCCTTGAATAAACCAATGTTTTTTATTTTTTAAATGTTGGATCATAATTTTCAATACCTCGTAAATAGGCATCTTTTAATTCTTGTCTTTCCATTTCTAAAAAAGGAGCTATGAACTCATCATAGGATACAGGTTTGTTCTTTCCTGTTTCTTCATAATTATCCCATTCCCTTTGCCATTGTCTAAATGCACTTCCTAATTTTGCTACTGTTGTCATGATTTTTATTTGTCTTAAACATTAATAATACTTCCACACAAACCCTTTGTGTGTTTTTCTTTTACCTTTACAACAACTACATATGTGTCCAGTTGATAACTCAGGCATATCTCTACATGCATCTGCAGCTGAATCATGTATCTTTATAATATTCATATCAAGATCATATTGACCAATTTTTATTTTATTGATTTCTGCTATCTTTTGATAAGTTTCTTTTGTTACAGGATTTGCTTTCATGTAGTCACTTCTTTTTTTACAAAACTCCTCAGACATTTTTTTACCTTTTTTAGATAATGATATTTTATCTTTTGTCTCTTGTGTGTGAGTTTTATTATAAAAAGAATTTTTCTCTCCAATTCTTTTTATAGACATTAATCTTTTTGATTTTTCTGAATGATTAAAACCTATCAATCCTTCTCCACCATTAGTATGATTTTTTAAGTCAAATCCCCAAGTTTTAAATAGCTCAATATAGAATATTTCTAATCTAGCTAAATCTTTCTCAGATGAAGAGTCTAATTCTTCAATTAATGGAAGTAATCCTTCAGAAGTTAATTTACTTATCCATTTACAGATTTTTCTATTATACCTTTTACTGTCACCAATATGACCGTATAATCTATCTTTTAATGTATGGATTGTTTTTCCTATGTATACAACTTTTTTAGTTATAGGATGTGAGAGTGTGTAAACGATACCTATCTTCATAATATAAAATTTTATTACAAAGTTACGGTATCTTTTACAAACTACCAAACATTATTGATATTATTTACTTAAGAAAAAAGCTTTTATCTGTAATTCTTCTATAATCATCATCAGTTATATCTTTTTTACGAGGCATCTCAGCAAATATTCCTAATTCACCTAGGAATGCTAGTCCAATTCTCACATCATCTTCACCGTATGAATTCTTGATTAGTCTTACACTTCTGAAATACTTAGCACCAAATTGATCTTTTAATTTATCTAGGTCATATCCAGAAGGATCTGCCACTTTATATCTCATAGGATCAAATAAGGCCATAACTACATCAGCGTCATTCTGTGTGCTTGAGCTATCTGCAAAATCTTCTAACTGAGGTTCTACATCACCATTCTTTATCCTAGATGGATTAGAAATGCTTCTGTTGAACTGACTTACCACTACAGGACTGTAGCCATAGAAATCTCTAGCATATCTGAGTTCATCAGACATTTTATCAATAGCATCTTTCTTAGTTGGTTGATCTTTGGTAGTTTTAAGAAGACCAATATGATCTACTACAACCATGGTGATTTGAGTTGGGTCATTAGGAACATATATTTTATTCCATTTATCCAATTGCTGTATCTCACCATTCTCTTCAGCATAAGCTTTAAGTTCTTTTGCTATACCTACAGGATTCTCTGGACCATCTATGATGGTGACTATCTCACTGAGCTGTTCTACATAATCTTTATAATATAAAAACAGATCATGCTCATCTTTAGTCATCTTCTCATTCCAGCCAAGTAATTTACCTACAGGAATAATTATACCCTGGTCTAGAAATATTTTACGAGATACCCATTTGGCCATCTTGTATGTTCTACTTCTCTCCATGGACCTATACCACACCTTCACCTTAATACCTGAATCTATTCCTTCTTTAGACATAGCCCAATCAACAGGATTAAGAACAAATGCATCATCAATAAAAGATGTCTTACCTGAACCAGTGTTACCACCTATCAAATAATACATACCCTTACGAATACCTACATATCTAGTAAGCCTATCAAAACCCATTGGAATTCCTCTATTGAAATCACCTAGGCCTTTGTTAACTTCTGCATTTAATAGTTCAAAACTCATTTGTTATTAATTTTAAAAACTGATACAATAGAAATGATCATTAAAAAGACAAAGAATGTTGTCCATGGGTATTCGTTAATTGTTTCAAAAAATTCTCTCATAATTTTAAAATTTCATTTTTAACTTCTTGCCAATATTGATTTTCAATATTCCATTCTTTTTTATATAATAATAATATCTCATCAACTGCTATTAATGCACATTTTTTAGTTGCTTCACTGTAATCACCATACATATCTGCATCCATTATAGCTTTTTCAAAGTAATCAACTAACTCTTTTGCTTTTTCTTTTGGTGTTTTCATAATCTAAATATCAGTACCTCCTGTTGGTTTTTGTGGTGCTACAACTACTGCAGATCCATCATTAATTAATTCAATATAAGCTTCGAAAGCTCTTTGGTTTAGATAGGTGACACTATTTTGCATGAATGTCATTCTATTACTGTTGGTATCAATAGAAGATTCTTTCTTCTGTAAGAGTTCATAATTAAGAGCACCTATCAGCTGTGCAGCTGTATATTCTCCTTCTAATAATATCTTATCAAATTTAAGTCTGCATTCATCTTTACCCTTCCTAATAGATCTAGTACCTGTAAACTTCTTATTCTTATACTCAAATGAATCAGTACCTGGATAAGTCTTCCACCATTCTTCAAAGTCTGTTGTAGCAGGTTTTCTTCTTATTATCTTTGCAGTGCTCTTAGCATCTACAAATTCTAATAAATCTTTGCCTACTAACGTGAGCTTTTCATCATCTTTTGTTATAAGCCCTTTTCTTACTAAAGATTGATAGACAGAATCAATCTTCATACTTCCCTCACATAATGGAGAAATATCATATTGTTCGTCTATCAACTTTAATAAGAATATAACATCTAGATTATAACCTCTCTTGATGAGCTCCTCGAATTGTTGAGGTTCTATATTTAATTTCATCTTTTGGTTTTATCACTTTAATTATTGCAGGCTTTCTACTCTTGACTTTATGTTCTGCTTCCCATTTATGCCATGAATCAACTATATCTCTTTCTCTTTCAAAAGCATATATGTGATCATTGGGATACTCATAATCCTCGAACCAATTCATTATTCAACAGTTTTTCTTGGTCTTCCAACAGGTCTTTTAGCAACAGGTGTTGCAGATTCTACAAGAGTTGCTTTCTTTTTATTATAATACTTCTTCTTTTTCTTCTTAGGTTTCTCAATTGGATCTGTATCAATTGTTCCTTTAGAAAAATCTGTAACCTTTCTAACCTGATGTGGTTGTTTAGGTTCTTCTTTAATTTCATGTGCATCTCTGTATGCTACATAATACAATCTTGCTGCTGCTAATACAGCAATTCCTACAATACTGTAGAATAAAGTGTCATTTGATAAATTCATAATTTCTAATTTTAAATGTTAAGATTTAATTCGTAATCCGTAAGATAAATCAAAGAATCCAAATGTTGATTCAGCTCTTGATTTGTTAAATTTAAATGTTTTTTTTAATAAAGGAATAGCATATGCTTTGAATTCCTCATGCTCAGCTGGAGTCATTGTCCAGTTAAAGAACCACATATCATCAGATAGTGTATCCTCTAGGGTCTTACCAACCATATTTAGTTGGTATTCAACTAAATGCTTTGTGATGTTATCACGAGTAACTTTGGCTTTCATTAGAATAAATTTAATTGATTAGGTATAAATACCGTTTTTACTCTTCTGCCTTCAGTTTTAATCTTTAAGACTAATCTGTTAGCTTTTTCAATGTAGTAATCATAATTGACATTATCAACTTTACTACCTTTTGGTAAGAAATTACAAACTTTACATACCCATTCACCAGCTTCTACTTGACTTATTGCAGCAGCTCTGGTTTGACACTCTGGATTCTTAATCTTAAAGATCTTATCTCCTTCGTTGGATACATAATAACGTATGAGTTTATCATACACTGTCTTCTCACCTGTGGATCTGTTAGTTCCTTCATAGTGAAAACTTCTACTAGCTTTCTGTCTTAAACAAAAATCATATAGATTAGTGTGATTACGTATCGTAGTATCAACAGGAATACCATGTACAAAATACTGCTCAAGAGCAATAGGAACCACTCTGGCTGATTTATTCTTATGTAACTCAAAGTCAGTAAGGAAATCACCTTTTTTCTTAATCTCTCCATTGGTCATAATTGCTAAATAGTCATTCACTGTACTAAAGATAATCTTGGAATAGTCTGTTCTCTCCAACTCATATTGAGTAATGTCACACCACCATGCATTGATTTCATGCATCAAAGGAATCATGTCTTTCTTAATCTTGATGGTTACACCATCCGTATTAGCAGAGATCACATGTATGCCATTGGTTTCATATTTTTCAATAAGCATCATCAAGCTAAGCTCACCAGTAATTGTGGTGAACATAGTTAACTGCCTATCATATATCCAATTCTGCATATCAGATGACTTACCGTATACAGAGTTAACTGCAAGTTTAAGTGCTCCAACAATTCCTTTAATCTTCTTATCGCTCTTTGCAAGAGGTTTAAGCTCCAATCTCTTATCAAACATCTGTTTGTATCCCCGAAGGAATTCCTTACCTAAATGGGCAGGAAACTTACCATTGTTGATAATGATGGCAGGATAATAACTAGACACATCCCAATCAATT